GACATGTTATTTGTTACTGATATTGTATTATCATTACCAACAGTTAATAGTTTATCATTAATAATATTTGTTGTAGAGTTATTCATAACACTCAGGTTATCATCAGCACCAACGTTGGTTGATCGACTACGTACAATTTCTGTTTCACGGTTACCGCCAATCATTTCTTGTACAGAACCTTTAACATTGACTGTCATATCTTTTTCAACTTGTAAATGATAGTTACCATATACGAGGTGACGAAGATCACCATCAACAGTCATATTGCAATTACCTTTGATATGAATATTTTTATTTGATAAGACAACTTCGTAGTCTTCACCAACAATTTTTACTTGCCTTGTACCGTCATTATAAATTTCTTCATATGAACCGGAAGAGTGTAATCGATGAGTACGTTCAAAGCCTGGAGTATCATCTATCTCATTGACGTGACCACTCTCAGATTCATAAACTTTATTAAACGGATATTCAGGTTCATGTTCATTCATCGCATCTAATTCCGTCCATGGTTGTTCTGTATAAAAAGCATCACTTTTATCTTCAGCTACAGATGTAACCTTGGCAGGTACTGCAGTTTGTACTGCTGGTCTATTATTAGACTTCCTTGTTTCTAATTGGTTAGATTCCCCATATAATGTTTCTCTAGCAGCAAAGTTAACATCTGATTTGTTTTGATATTCGCCTCGAGGATAATCTGTAGCAGTAAATCCTAGATCTTTACTCCGTGGACTATTCTTTGAAGCAACTGATCCCATGATAACAGGATCCTGCGCAGATGGCCCATCTCTAAAGAATCCAACAACCCATGAACCTTCCATTAAACCGTGTGGCGTATCACCAATACCAGAAGTACCAGAAGACGTAGTAGGCATCATTACTGTTGCCCATGGTAGATCATCTGTACCTATATCTGTTTTACTTTCTGTATGATAACCAAAACATCTTACTCTTACTCTATTCATTTCAAGTGGATCAAAACGATCTTCAACAACACCAGTAAACCAGCAAAAATTGCCACCTATAAATGCATCACTATCTCTATTCATATTTTAATCCTTTGCTTCATATTATATTTCTACGTTTGCGTGGTTTAACAGCGGCACTATTACGATTACTGTCTTTACCGATGGTTATATCTGAATCTAAGTCAAAGTCTAAGCTATCTTTTTGTAAACCAACACTACATCTATAATCACTAGGTGAAAATAAATGAGATATTGAACTTACAACATATACACCACCAATATATTTATCGGTAATATTACTGCCAGCAGCGATCCCAGATTGACTCGTATCAGGCTTTGGTATAATGATACCAACCTTTCGTCCAACAGATAAATTAAAATCACCATAGATTTCCATATCTAAACCCATAAAACCTAAATTATTATAATATGATTGCTTAGGCAATAACGAATTTGTAACAGGTTTGTGATAATTTATATCTTTATCAAATGCTTTTGAATTTAAAGAAATATAATATTCTTTATTTGACGTATATGTATTTATTTTCTTATTATCAAATTCTGTCTGCGTACTAAATGGAGAATTGGCATTTACCTTATAGTTATTATCATATGTAAATTGTGTTTGCTTATAAGTTTTTGTTGCAATATCGATAGTATGAAGTCTAGAACTATATGCCCCTTTATCAATAGCATCATATATTGATCTATTTAAATTAGAATTTAAACTTAATATTTTTCTTTCTAACTCTTTATAATTTCCTGGTGTATTCGGAACGTTCTGAGAAAACACTGAATCGTTATAAGAGCGATATAATGGCTCTCGAATCATATCGTTATATGACTTAAATTGTAATCCACCTTGTATTGTTTCGTATAAGAAGTAAGGTGTTCCATCATTAGAAGAATTTCGTGTCAACCATGTCAAAGCTGCTAATGGTGATAAATCAGGATATATTCCCTTTACACTATCGGATGAATCAGATATGTTTTTAGAATCGTAATCACGACCATCAACTAATCCTAAATCATTTGTAAAGATATTATTAACTAATTGGCCAATTATTCCATTAAAGGAACGATTAATACTTTTAGTATTACTCACCATTGCGTGCTCAGATAAACATTCTAATGAATATGCTTGAAGACCCGGTTTAGGATTAGTATGACCTGTGATAGCTGCAATATAAACTTCAATATCAAATTTATCTACTGATTTCGAAAAAGTCTCATCAGTATTAGCTGTTCTGCGTATTTTTAGATTTACCTTTTCACCGCTTATGAGATGACTATTCTCTAAAAAATTTGTTCCGTCGTATAGTCTCATTATTACTTGTATAGATGATCTATGTAAACTTTCAACTATTTCTATCTGCTGCACAAGACCTTTTATATCAACAACATTACCATTAAGTAAAGTAACGTGTATTGAATATATGTCATAGCCATCTGGGGATACTGTACGATTACCGTCAGTCTTTGAAGTAAATTTACCCATTTAAAACATTCTCGAATTCTTCAATAAAACTCACTATATACGCAGGATCAATAATTTTTATTGAAGATCGTTGATCATTTAAATTACGTAGATGTTGTTCGTTCGTAGCGTAAGTAATAGTACCTCCAATATCATCATCATTCTCATATCCTTCTCTAAGATTCTCACTATAAAGACTATTGTATCCACCGCTATATACTAATGGCGATTCATAAATTGCGTTTGATACTACGGAACTGTCGTTATTGCCAAAGCTGTTTATATTATAACCAGGAATATTTTTTTGTATCTCAGAATCCCATTGTGCGTCAGAATAAACATTTGATAAAGTTGGTATTCCATCAGAATTCGTAATAGGTCTTTTCTCAGAGTCTCCACTTATATAATAATAAGATGGTGCTTGAGAATAATCATAACATTTGTGGATCTGTAAGGAATATAGTGTTTGACTATCTAATGTAGTTTCTGATGCGGATAAATATTCACCAGGTCTAAAGTCTCCACCAACAACATCGTTATCAACTGCTCCAGAGAATGGATTAGTTCCTGCGATTCCTGGAACAACGTCTTGAACGATAATTTCATTTAGATCTGCATCCTTACGAACAAGCCTACCAATAGAACCTGATGTTGCGCCGTAGATTAGTTCACCTAATTGTAATACGCCTGCGACAGAGTTTTTTGTTCCTTGCGGAATACCATCTGAATCTTCAACAACATCTGGTTTAAAACATAATGCTTTACCAGAATAATTTGCTTCAATATATCTTTGAAGTACTACTTCGCTCATCGGCCATACTTGCATTCCATCGTGTAAAAAATCATTAATGATAAAAAATGTCCAATAGTAATCTGGAGTGCCGTATAAATTTTGTGATAAAACATCCGGTCGCATCCCATCAACAATTTGAAATTTCTTATAAGATGTGACAGCATCTAATTCTTGCAATGTTTCAGGTCGAATGGCACGAAATATATTGACCATTTGATCTACGGTGCCAGTACGATTAAAATCATAAGCGACGGTGGGGAATTGACTAAAAAACATTATATCTCCTATATTTTAAAACGACTGGCAATATTATTCATGGCACCACTAAAGCCGGCTGTAGCTTCATTTGCTCTATTTTTAATCTCTCCCTCTAGTGCACCAACTCTGTTTTGTATCTCACCTTCGATAGAATCAAGGCCAAATTGAGATCCGGGGCTTGATATACTTTGGCCACCACCATACAATTTTTCACGAGTAACAAGTTCTGTTTCTTGGAAGGTCATAGATATATCGACTTCAGAAGGTGATCCATCAGCATGATACATGTTAGAACTTGCATTATATACTGTACTTAAGCTTACTAAATACGATTCCATTATACGTGGCATAAACCCATTTATCTGATCTCCATGTAAAAACTCTATTTTAAAGGTTGGAGGATATTTAAGTAGTGCACCTTGACGTGTCGGATATAGCGCTTTACGGAATAAGTTTTCAATCAGATATATTTGTTGAGCTTCCTTTGCAGATTCAGATACCATCTTAAAAGTAAAATCAAATGTTCTTAAATTAACAGTATCAAACTGCACTGCAGTATTAGGGTTAAGAGCAATGCCCTTTTTAATAGCTTCCTTTTGAGCGGCTGGTGTTAAAGCTTCAAGGCCGGCTGCTTGTAAAGCCGCACCACCCATTACAAGAGCACGATCTTCTTCATTTGTTGCGTTATTTTCAGCTACACTATTACCTAAGGTATTTAAGTCAATGGTTCCGTAATTTGCTCCGTCAGGAACCGTAAAGCCAGATGGAACATATAAATGAATCTTTGTGGCTTCAGGCATAGCTCTTTGTACCATTTCAAACGACACATGAGGATAACCTCTAATAGAATCTGCCTTTTCTCTTAAAGTCTCTGGATAAACGTATAACTTAGTCATATCTTATTCCTATGCGTATGAACTATTAATTTCATCAGATCCCCAAGCACGAGGGCGTTTGTAAGATCTACTTGTATTATTGGTTGTATTATTATTAGTTACATTACCACCTTTTTGGCTTATAACTACTGGGGCTTTATCGTTCTTATTAGCTGTCAACTCTTCACGTAGCATTTGATTATTTGCTGAATCATTAGCAATCTGATCACCTATAGTATTATCGATATTAGTCAGGCCGAGGTCTGCTGATGCACTTGCCGGTACTAACGCCGAAAAGCTTCTCTCAGCCGCGGCTTCGATCGCATCGAACTCTGGCGCGAGCATGGCACTCTGCTGATCCAATAAATCGGGTTGGGCAACCTTAGCTTCAGACAACGGTATCGCATTTGGTCGCAGTCTTTCTGATTCTTCCTCTTCCTTTCCTTTTAGCTTTTCGGCTTGCCTTGCTTCTTTTTTCTTATTCTTTTCATCAATCAGAGCTTCTTCTTTTTCTATATCAAATGCAGGCTTTATAGTCTCAGCGCCGAAGCCTGGAATCCAATCCAATGCCGCATTGACAATACCTATAACGCCGTTGATAGCCTTCATAAATATAATACGCATGCCGTCAAATATATTAGCTATTCCGTTTTGAATGAAGTCGGTGATACTGAAACTGTCGAGGGCTTTTGCGGCTTCATCAAACCCCAACTTGCCGGCCACCCACGATAATGCACTCTTAAGAAGGCTAGGAACAAATCCGACAATGGTAGCGAATAACTTACTCAACCCTTCAGTCACAGCAAGACCAACCGATCCGGTATCCTCAAACACGGCTCGCATTTCATTGAACCCTTCATATAATCCATACAGTACCAATGCAATAGCTGCACCAATAGCAATGATAGGTGCCAAAGCTACTAAAATAGGTGTTATTGATGCAATTATTCCCGAAAATCCTGCGATCATTCCTGGGACAAACGTTGCCAGCATAAATACACTAAATACTCTACTTAAACCTACTAAAACCTTAAGTGTTTTCATTATCTTTCCACCAAGATTTTTCATCATACCAGAAAGCGATTGAGTTATACCGGGGACAAACGTCGTTAACATAAACACTTTAAATACTTTAGCAATATTTACTAAAAATTTAATTGGCCTCATTAATGTCTTACCAAGATTTTTCATCATATCTTTAAAGTGGCCAACCATACTACCGGCATAGTTTGTTGCTAAGAACATTCTATATGTTTGGACTGCTTTATTTAAAATCTTAAATACTTTAAATACGCCCTTTAATGTTTTTACAATTGTACCGCCAAAGAAGAATATGAATGCACCAGTGAATGCTTTCCATTCACCTTTAAAGAGTTCGAGTGCACCGTCAATATCTCCATCTAATAAAGACTTAACAATTTCAAACGCTTTACCTAATACTTCAACTACTCTCTTAACTAGCTTTTCCATTACTTCAGGTGCAAAGATTGCAAGACCAGCTAATAAACCACCACCAATAGCCATAGCGTTATCTTTCGCAAAGCCAACTAAACCACCAATACCACTGGATATTTTCCCTAGTAAGGTAGATTGTTTTTCAACAGCTTTATTAGCTTCTCTTCGATTTTCTTCTGTCTCGGCATTGTCTAATATTTCAGACTGATTGTCTCGTTCGATTTGAGCAGCATTATTATCACCGTCTTGAATAGCTCTTTCTAATCTTTCTTGTGAAGCAACGAATTGAGTTCTTAAAGCGAGTGAATTTTCCTTTCCTTCATCATCGCCTCTTTCTGTAGATAATACAAGGTCCATTAGAATCTGATTTCTTTCTTGATCAGTCTTAGTGTCTTGTGCCTTTTTATTTTGTTCTGCTATCTCTACAGCCAACTCTCGAATATTTAAACTAGCTTGAGCACCTTCTTTTAGAGAGGCACCGCCAAAACCAGATGCTTGTTGGGCTCGGCTTAACTCCATTGGATCTTTTTTATCAGCCATAACTTATACCTATTTCTTCTTCATTGCTTGTGTGCCAAAGAACGCTGCAACAATACCAGCAACAGCAACAAAATATGTTGGTGCCATATCACCCAATGTTTCTTGAGCTTGATCTAAACCCGCTAATGATGCCAGTACTACAGCGAAGGGATAAAGCAACAATCCACCTAGTGCAAACCAAGTCATGTTTCTTTGCGCATCTCGCATAGCGTCCTGATCTTCGAGTTCTTTTCTTTTAAACTCAAGATACATTTGCTCTTCTTCTTTTGATACCTGTCCATCACCATTAGTATCTGCTGGATGGAATACCTTACTTTCTTCTTCTGACATTTTATCTCCTTTGCTGGGCTGCTTCAGCCTTACGTCGATCGTTTTCTTCTTTAATATGTTCCTGTAATAGCGCAACATATATTTCACGTTCCCACGGCACCATGTGATCTAGCTCAGTTAGACTATATCCATGGTGTTGCATCATCGCAAAGTTAGTCTTATAATGGTTATATAAGGTATCGTGAGAGAGGCCTAACCAAAAAAATTGTCGAAGCCTCTCAATTCAGTATTATTCTTTATACCACATTTAATACAATCAAACTTCATATCATAAGTTACTGCAGGTACATCTTCAAAGAACTCTGTTAATTTTTTAAACTGACTGCTATTCAAAGAATCAATAAATGTTCGAACCGCGGCAAGTCCTTCGTCCTTTGCAGCATATACATTGTTTGCATCGTAAATCGAATCTACACAGTGGATAATCATATCTAAAGCTTGATCTATGCTACTTGCATTGAGATTTTGCTTTTCCATTCCTCCAACCGTCGGATAAGATAACGTTACACCTACATCATCAGTGAGTTCAATTACATTGCTTTGCTTTACTATAACTGGCATCTTAATTTCATCAAAATTAATTTGCTGTTGATTTTCAGCATCACATTGAGTACACTTAACTTTTAGCTCTGTTGATTCACCAACAGACTTTCCTCTTAACTTTAAGAACAATGCTTCTAAATCAAACATTGCTAATCGATTAACATCAATGTCGTCATATACACAAGCTTTAATTACATCTTTCAAAGCCGTTAAAATTTGCTTTTGATCTTTTGATTCCAATGCAATCATTAAGATCTTTTCTTCTTTTACTAAGTAAGGTCTGTATTCTACTTCCTTTCCTAATGATGGTATAACTGTCTTATACTTCGCAGCATTCAATACTGGTAAAGCCATAATAAACTCCTATAATAATATTAAAATAATAAACACCCTATATATCTATATATTCGGTATCGCATTGATACTCGCAGAAATAGATGATTGAATAACATTCTCTGGTACATATCTATCATACGCGAATGTTATTTGCACTTTTTGTATTCCGCTTTCTGATTCATTGTTTAAATCAATTGCCGCTATCGCTATAGGATATGCATTAATCAATTTTATTCCATATATGTTTCTATCATTGTTATTAAGCTGTTGAATAACAATATCCGTCTGATAATTTTTCTTATAACCTAATACATAATTTTCTGTATCAACAACAGAAGACATCCACGTTTCAAACATATCTTTCATGTAATAATCGTTTGTAAGTAAGAATGTCATTGTAACATCGTCATCAATATACCCATTAGGTATTTTAAGTGTTTCTTTTTCTGCAGCAAAATCTAATGTATTTAAATTGCGTCCAGGCATTTGAGTCCCTTCACAAAGGAAAGCAATATCTCTTGGATCACTTATTAAGCTTCGTGCATTAAACGTACCATTAGCAAATCGACCAACAATATCTAATGGATTCATATTAACTAACGCCTGTGTTGGCGGTGTAAATATGGTCAAGAAGCGATTAGTCTTTGCTAATCCTTGTCTTTTACCAACGATGGCTTTTAAATTATCAATTGACGACATATATTTTATCCATTGTATTGTTTGCGAGAATATCTCCAAACAGATTCTTTTTTAACTTTAGCAAATTGTTCTACTGGTAAGAAGATTGCAATTTCCCATTCACTCATAGGAACTCTTACTGGTTGACCTTTTATTTGACTATTAAGATAGCGTTTAAAACAGGGTTCGAACTCTTTAAACTTTTTAGTCGATTGAAGTAAATCATATCGTAATTTTAATCTACTCTTATCATTAATTTTTTTAGGTGCAGTATCCATTAAAGCATCTAAGAATCTTGCTCTTACACCGGGAGCTAAATAATGTAGATTTA